GCCACTAACGGCGTGAAGCGTTTGGTTGTCGTGATTGCACTGCCCGGCATCGCTGCTGGCCCCAATGCAACCCGCACTGGCGCTTTGGGTGTGACCCAATCTTAATAGGAGGCCATCATGGCAAAGACATCATTCGGTCGCGAGCCTAAAGAAGACACCACGGAACCCATGGACGACGAAGTCGTTATGAAACGCGGCGGTCACGTTAAGCACCACTACGCCAAAGGCGGCGAAGTCAAAAAAGAGCTGAAGCATATTGAAAAAGAGCTGAAGCACCATGAAGGCATGAAAGCCAGCGCAGCCCACCATGGCCTCAAGCATGGCGGCAAAGTGCATCACAAAGCCGTTGGCGGTGTTATGCCTGGAGCCATTCCTGCAGCTGTAGCTCGTCGTGCTGCCCCTATCGCTATGCGCCGCGCTATGCCTGTTGCACCCGCAGCCGGCACTATGATGAAACGCGGCGGTAAGGTGCATCACCACGCTGAAGGCGGCGCTATTGAAGCCGCTGAGCGTGAAATGCCTCATAGCACGCCTAAAGCCCTTGCAGGTTTGAAGCTGCCTAGCCAACGCGGTAAAGCCGATAACATGGAAGACGCATCGCACCGTTTAGGCCGCGAAGGCAAGCCCCATGGTAAAGCTCCTAGCACTACCGGCGGTGTTGAAGGCCCAGGCTATAAACGTGGCGGTAAAGTGATGCATAAGGCAACCGGCGGCGTTATTAAAGGCGTTCGCGGAACCGAACCGAAACCTACCAAGGTGGTCGTTGACGGTATGGTGCAAAACCGCAAACACGGCGGCTCTATGCACCATAAAGCTGCTGGCGGTAATATTGCTCCTTACGAAAACAGCCCCCACGAAGCTAAGCAAACCAAAAGCTTCAGCACCAAAACTGGTGGAGTTGAAGGTCCTGGTTACAAGCGCGGCGGTAAGGTCTTGCACAAAGCTGATGGTGGTTCTATCAGCAAGTGGGAATCTAATATGAGCGGGTTTACTGGCCATAAAGGCGGTAGCAAAACCGGCGAAATCAAAGAATCTCCTGCTGGCTACAAGAAGGGCGGCCACGTGACCCATAAGGCTCAAGGCGGCCATATGGAGCACCACAGCCACGCTAAGAAACATCATGATGATCACGGTCACGTGCACATGCACGCTTCTGGACATCATGAAAGCCATGGCCACACTCACCACAAGATGCATGAGCATAAGGGTAGTGTAGCCAAAAAGGCTCACGGCGGCGGCGTTCGCAATTCTAAGAACTGCAACTACTAAGAAACGCGGGGACTTCGGTCCCTGCTTTTTAAGGAATTAAGATGAGCAATAACATTGTCGCATCAGCAACACGCTCGGGCAGGACTGAGCCGTTTGATTTGCAAGTCGCCCGCGGTCAAATCATGGGGCACACGACTATTAGCATTTTTGGCTATCAAGCAGCAGTCGGTACAACCTCGATTCCTGTTTGGGAAAACGCGAGTGCATACACATTTCCCACGTCAGCTACTACGCTGACTTTGGTTAGCACTTCCGCTTCGGATAATACCGCAGCTTCGGTGCTTATTAGCGGTTTGGATTCTGGATTTAACCAGATTTCAGAAACTTTGTTTTTGAACGGCACGACTGGCGTTACAACTGTCAATAGCTATTTGCGGATTAATAACTTGCTTTTGGCTTCTGCCGGTACGAGCCAAACGACCAATGTTGGTACGATTACCCTAAAACAATCCTCTAACACGCTGGCTCAGATCAATCCAGGCATCGGTAGGTCACAAAGCACCGTTTACACTGTTCCAGCTGGCTATACTTTCTACCTGGATTGGGTCGAAGCTAACACCGCTAACAGCTATACTGGTAGCGTGATTGTAACGTATAAAGTGCAAGCTGGTGATAACGTATCTGGCGTTACTCGTAACGTTCTGCAGCAACCTTTTGTGTCTATTTACACAGCAAGCCGAGTCGCAGATCCATACGCTTATAGCCAAAAGACTGACATCCAATGGCAGTTGTCTGCTAGCACTGGAACAATCGCTGCAGGCATTATCGTTACTGGTAAGTTGATCCAAAATAACACGAACGCCACTGGTGTAGGAACTTAATCATGCCCGCTAAAAGCAAAGCGCAGTTTCGGTTTATGCAAGCCGTTGAACACGAGCCTGCACTTGCTAAAAAAGTAGGCATGAGCTCTAAAAAAGCAGCTGAGTATACACAAAGCAACACGGGCAAGCGTTCTTATAAAGACCTGCCTGAAAAGCTAGCTTCTGGCGGCAAGCCTGGTCTTTACGCAAATATACACGCCAAGCAAGAGCGTATTAAACACGGCTCAGGTGAGCATATGCGTAAACCAGGTAGCCCAGGAGCTCCAACTGCTAAAGATTTCAGGGATTCAGCCAAAACCGCTAAGAAAAAGAGCGGCGGTGAAGTTTCCTTATCTTTAGGGCGCAAAGAGATCAATCCAACGTCTAAGGGTGCCGGATTAACGGCGAAGGGACGGGAAAAATACAATCGGGCTACTGGTTCACACTTGCAAGCCCCCCAACCTGAAGGCGGTCCTAGAAAAGACTCATTTTGTGCTAGAATGAGCGGAGTTGTTAAACACTCAAAGGGCGACGCTGAGCGAGCCAAAGCGTCTTTGAAAAAGTGGAAATGTCCAGGGTGGTAATGAATGGCTGCAACATATTCAGGCACTGTCGGCACTACAACTATCACCGTTCAAGCGATGATAGACCATGCAGCTCGGCTGTCTGGTAAGTTAGCGGAAGAGTTGACGATCGAGCAAGTTCAAGCGGCAAAAGAAAACCTCTTTATGCTGCTGAATAACATCGCCAACATGGGTATTAATTACTGGTGTATACAGAAAAACGTAATTGGGCTGGTTCCAGAAACGTATGAGTATGTTTTGCCGGTGGGAACTATTGATGTTCTCAACTCTAACTTCCGCACCGTAACTCAAACTACTTCAGGCGGCTACGCGTCGTCTGGAAACGTATCTGTCGCGTATAGCGGCAACCCTAATCCGCAGTTTGTTTTTCAACAAACAAGCCCTAACGGGTATGTAGGCATTAATACTGGCACTAACAACCCAGTTTATATCGCTACAGTGGGTATTTTACCCTCAGTAAATCTGACTACAAATATCTTGATCCAAAGCAGTCCTGACGGGGCAACTTGGACAACGGTTTATGCTCCTGGAACGGTTTCTTGGGTTGCTAATACTTGGGTCTATTATGAGTTAGATCCTAGCAGCTCGCAACCGTTCTGGCGTATCCTCGAAACTGGCGGGGCTACACTACAGATGTTGCAACTACAGTGGGGCTCTGCGCCTAGCGAAATCCCGCTGGCTCGTATGAATCGTGATGATTATACGAACCTGCCAAACAAGCAGTTTTTAAATGACAGACCTCTGCAGTTTTGGTTTAATCGAACAATCCCGCAGCCTAAGATGACGGTTTGGCCAACGCCTAACACGTACATGCCTCAAATCACCGCTTGGTGTCATCGTCAAATTATGGACGTGGGCGACTTGTATGGCAATTTAGAGGTGCCTGACCGTTGGTTGATGGCTATTAAGGCAATGCTAGGACATCAAACCTCGCTTGAGTTGCCTGGTGTTGACCTCGCCCGTATCCAATATCTGGAAGGCCAAGCGGATAAATACTTCACGCTTGCTGAGCAGGAAGAGCGCGACAAGTCGCCTATTATGCTCGCTCCTAACATATCGCCTTACACCAGATAATATGCCTAAGTTTTTAGACACTTTAGGCAACTCCTCGTTAAGCATCTTTGTCTGTGACAGATGCAAGATGAAGCGTCCTTATGACGAACTTCAGCCAGACGGTAACTTGCCGGGAATTAAAGTTTGTCAACAAGGCTGCAGTGATAATTTTGACCCTTATCGGTTAGCCCCACGGCAACCTGAAAAGATTTCGATTAGATTTCCCCGTCCAGACGCTCCTATTGGGGTCAATCCTGACGCTATAATAACTACCAATCCGGACAGTCAGTTTGATTTATCGCCTGAACAAAACGTTCAGACTCCTGAGAATAACGGTAATTTGGACGACCTCAGCCCTTCAGCAGGACAGTAAATGGCAAATATCACCATAAGCCAACTCCCAGCGGCAAGCTCCCTAACAGGGTCTGAGCTCGTTCCTGTTGTTCAAAATGGGGTTACGGTTCAGACTACAACTGGCGCAGTTGCGGGCGCTGGAGCGTTAAACTATCCATTCTTGACCGTAGGTTCTGTTTCTGGTTTGACTCAGTCGCGTTATCTGAGCACAGGCTCAGGTTTGAGCTTGACTGACAACGGCGCAGGCAGCACTTTGCAGCTTAATTTGACCGGCGCTGCACAATCTTTGGATTCTAGCCCAGTCGGTATCCAAGTTAAGACCGCAATCAACACCGTATCTAGCGTATCGTTAGCTGTAGGCAGCGGTTTGAGTGTTACTAACGCTAATGGCACTACTGGAAACCCCACTATTAGCTTTTCTGGCATTATGTCGAACTTTGCTGCGTTGAGCGGCACGGGTTTGGTAGCTACTAGCGGGACCTCGGTAAATACAGTAAGCATTTCAGGCACCGCTAATCAAATTTCCGTAACTAACGGTAACGGCACTAGCGGTGGCCCAATTATCGCGTTGGCTACTAATCCAACTATCCCCGGAACGTCATTTATGACGGTTCCTGCAGGTAATGCAGCTGCTAGACCTATTGCTACAGCTTCTGGTATGTTCCGGTATAACACGGATCTGCAGCAGTTTGAGGGTTATACAAACACAGGCTGGAATCAATTTTCCTTAACTGGCGGCGTAACTTCTTTTAGCGCAGGAACAACCGGCTTTAGTCCATCATCGACAACTACCGGCGCTATCACGCTGACCGGCACGTTGAACGTAGCCAGCGGCGGCACTGGAGCTAACACCTTAACAGGGTATATTTACGGCAATGGAACAAGCGCTTTTACCGCTTCGACCACTATTCCAACTTCAGCATTAAGCGGAACTATTTCAAATGCTCAGTTGGCTAATAGCGCTATTACAATTAACGGCAACACCGTTGCTTTAGGTAGCTCTACAACTGTTACTGCAGCAACTCCTAGCCCTTTGACCATCGGAACAGGACTTTCAGGCGGTTCTTTTACTGGAGCCACCCCTGTAACTATCGCTATCGCCAACTCTGGCGTCACTGCGGGCACTTACAACTTCGCTACAGTAACTGTAAACGCTCAAGGGCAGATAACCTCCGCTTCTAGCGGCTCAGTCGGTACAGTAACTTCAGTCGGCTTGGCCGCTCCTGCGTTTTTTACTGTATCTGGAAGCCCTGTAACCAGCTCAGGCACGTTAACGCTTGGTTTCTCAGGCTCAGCGCTTGGCGTTACTTATGGCGGTACTGGCGCAACAACGTTAACAGGGCTGGCTTACGGTAATGGAACCAGCGCGTTTACCGCTGCAACAGCTGCTCAAGTTGTTAGCACTATCGGAACTACAGCGGTCACCAACTCCACCAACACCTCGAACCTTATCGGTGGTGGGGCGGGGCAAATCCCATATCAATCTGCATCTAGCACCACGCTTTTTTCTGCTGCAGGTGCAAGCGGTCAAGTTTTAGTATCGGGCGGCTCAGGAGCGCCCACTTGGTCGAACTTATCTAGCATCGGTGTAACCACTATTAGCTTCGGTACGACTGGTTTAACACCATCAACAGCCACTTCAGGGGCAGTAACTGTCGCTGGAACGCTGGCGGTAGCCAACGGCGGCACTGGGGTTACATCGTCAAGTGGGGCTAACTCAGTTGTTTTGCGTGATGCAAACGCTAATATCGTTTACAATAATGAAGCTCCTGGCTATACCAACACCGTAACAGCAGCTGGAACAACGACTCTTACCGCTGCATCTACTCGTTATCAGCATCTTAGCGGCTCAACAACTCAAACGCTCAAGTTTCCTGATGAAACTACTATTCCGGCGGGTTTAGGTTACATTGTTGACAACGATTCAAGCGCTAACGTCACGGTTCAAGACAGCGCAGGTAACACTATCGCTACCGCCATTCCTGGCGGCGCTGGCTGGATTTACTCGTTATCAAATGGCTCTGCAACTGGCAACTGGGCCGGTTATCTCTTGCCTCCCGGCAACAGCGCAACTGGTTTGATCACATGGGGCACTGCTGGGTTGAACTTGGCCAGCAGCTACATCCAAGGCGTGACGACATTGAACATGTCGGGTCAGTTGACATCGACTATTGCTACAGGAACCGCACCGTTTGTGGTGGCAAGCACGACTCAAGTGGCGAACTTGAACGCGGCGACCGCAGGAACCGCAACAAACGCAACGAACGTGGCGCTGACTGCGGGCTCGGGAGCCACAAATTACTTGCATTTCAGCGCATCGGCAACAGGGAATCAGCCAGTTAACACCAACGCATCTCTGACATACAATTACACCAATAATACCCTGACAGCGGGTATCAACGGCGGCACTTTCTAAGGAAAAACCATGGCAGCA